CTCAACACGTTGAGCTGCCACCCCAGGTAGTCGCGCTGTTCTTCCAGCGCAAGGCTGGCCAACAACTCCTGGGTATCGGTGTTCAGCTTCGCAACCGTGGCATTGCTTTGCAGTGCTGTCTGGTTGATGTTCTGCATGTACTGGCGAACAGCCTCGGTGCTGTCGGCCGCCAGCTTGTTGGTGGTGTACTGGTAGTCCAGGCCAACCTGCGTGGCCCGCAACCGCTCCTCAGTCACGAACTTGTCGTAGAGAGCCTGACTGTTGATGGCCAGGTTCTCGGTCGCTGAGGCAATCAGCTTGGCCCCGTAGGTGGCCTGGTCGAGCGCGGTCTGTTTCTCGTTGAAGCGCAGCTGCTCAACCCGTGCGCGATCCCAGTACCACTGGGTAATGTCCCGCTTGTTCTGGATGCGGTATTCCTGGACCGCTCTCTTGTACTGCGCCTTGGCGATACGCTCTTGCTCTTTGTTCTGGGCGTCAGCCGCTGCCCCCTGACTCATGCTGCCAAAGATGGAGCTGCCGGCTCCGCTAAGGACTCCAAAGAGGATGGCGTCGTCAATACCGAATGGCATCAGTTCAGACTCCTGCTGCGATTAGTGTAATTGCCCTCCCATGAAGCACCAGTGATGGTGACTGGTAACCAGCTGCTGCTTTCAATAGTCACGCTGCATTGATCATTCTTGGAATAGACAGGCACTCTGAACTTGCCATTCTCAAGCACACTTGATTCTGTGCTGACCGCGTTGTTCAGGACGTTCAGCCTTCTGCTCCTGAACTGCTGACGACTGTCCATGCTGCGGTTGAGGCGCTTCACGACCACCTCGTACTCGCCTGTGTCTTGGTGGTGCGTTGTCCAGGTTGCAACCTGCAGGCGGCCATCCAGGTCTCCGATGACCCGGCTGCGAGCCTGATCCTTCTCCGGCGTGTAGGGGGTGCTGAACTCGTACTGCATCGTGTAGGTCCGGCCAAACGAGATCTTGTCCGCTGTGTAGTTGCCCCGCTCCGTGCAAACGAGGGTGGTGCCACTGGTGGCCTTGCCCAGTTCCAAGCCCTTCAGCCTGGTGTTGTCGAAACGGATGACCGCTTTGGTCTCTCCCTGCATCTGGTAGGGCATCGTGAACGTGGTCAACTGCGTGGTCGCGTTGTAGGTCGCCGTGATGTTGTCTGTGATGGCTGCGTTGCTATTGCACTCTGGGTACTGCAGTCTGCGGTCTAGGAGGATCTCTGGGGCCGTCGTGTCCCTCAGCTCATCAATCGAGATCGTGCAGGTGTAGGTCCCATCTGCGTAGGTCATCACCAGCCACAGGTCACCATCAAGGAACCGGAGGAAGCGAATGTCTCCATCAAACGTCCACTCACTCCAGCTGGACTGCGACTTGGCCGCGGCAGCCCCTGCCGACTGATACAGGTACTTGTAAATGAACAGCTTCTTCCTGTCGCCTGGGGTGCTGCATAGGAAGTAGTCAAGGCTCTCATCAACATCCCAATGCGTCGCAATTCCCTTGATGTATTTGGGCGCGTGAAGACTGATGTTAAGACTGCTTCCCAAGTTCAAGCCAAGACGACGCTGCTGGTTATCAACAAACTGGTACTCCCTGAAGTTTGTGTAGCCAGCTTCCTTGGTTGAGAAGATGATCGTCGGACCAGCGATCTTCGGCCGCAGGTACGGGTTCATCTCGATGTTGGTCAAGCGCAGGATCGTTGCCGTCCGTGGGGTCAACACGTCCACGTCAGCAGCCCTGACTTGGAACTGACTCGACTGGCTAAAGGCCAGGAGTGACTCGTCGATAGGCAGCAGCCAGTTCAGCTCCTCGCCCCGCTCCGAACTTGCCCTCACATCAAACGGGTCCGTATCCAACAGCTGGGTGCTGGTGGTCTGGAAGAACCGGAAGGGCTCATCCGTCTTGCTGAACATCACCGTCTGGCCTGCGCAGACGGCGTAGCGACCACGGAACAGCACATGGTCACGGATCTTCTGCCCAACAAAAGCGGGCGTCTCGACGGTCACGGAGTTGCCCGTATCCCGCTCACCCCACTTGGGGAAGGTGAAGCTGTAGGTCGTGGCACCAACGGTCAGTGATCGAGTCGCTCCATCCGCAGGCCCAACGAAGATGACATTGGGCTCCTTCCGGTAGATCACCAGGGGCATGGTGTCCACGCTCAGCTTGTACTGCTGGCCAGGCTGTGTGACCTCTTGCCAAGTACCAGGACCGATGTTGACGCTTGAGTCGTCAGTCGTGAACTGCACCCAGTAGTCGTCCAGGTTGTCGCCTGGGTTGGAGTCCACGCGCAGGATCATCCCGTTGTAGGCCTGTGTTGGCAGCAGTCCAACAGTGCTGACCTTGCCCTTGATAGCCCGTGCCAGCGTGTTGCTTCGGCCGTCGTCAATGCTGATGGTGAAGTCGCTGCCGTCCGTCTTCTTGACATAGACAATGGGGCCGACCTGTGTGACCAAGAAGCCACTCACCGCCCCGATGGTGGTGGCCAGGTTATTGGCGACCAACGTGGTGCTGATCGTGTTTGGCGTAGCTGTCGCAGCCGGGGTGGTGTAGGCCGTGAGGTTGGTGCCGTTGAGCTTGACCTGATAGGTGATCTCGTAGGCCACACCCTGAATGAACAGGATCGCTTCGTTGACTGCTGCTGTCTTGGTGGCAGCGTCCATCGCCGTCACCTTCTCTCGGTTCAACATCAGACCCAACGGGCCGCTGTTGATGAAGACATACTTATCGCTGAAGTCAGAGCCGGAGTTGTAGAGGTAGCTCGACGCAGCAACGTCAATAGCGCCAGGCGATGCTGAGGCCGTCAGCCCTGTGCCATGAACATCAATGGCAGGAGCTACGCCGTTGTTCATCAGCTGCAGCTTCATGCCTGTCCCATCCGGGTAGAGCATCAGGCTGTACGCCTCGCCGGATGTGACCTGCATGAACTCCATAAAGAAGTCCGTGACCGGGCTGGAGTTGACCCTGGCCACGTACTTGGTGGGCCGCCTCTTGGTCAGCCCTTCAACAGGAGAGCTCCATGCGTTGACCTGCTTCTCGGCTTGGCCTACCTGTCGCAAGTGAGCAGGCTGTTGGCTAATGCCTTGGGTCAACGAGTCAACGTTGGCCTGCACCAAGCTGGATTTCACCTCGCGGCGAGGGGTCAGCCGAGATTTAGAACGCATCAGACTCTCCGGTAGTTGACACCCTCTGCAGGGATGTAGCCAAGGCCTTGACCGGCGCCACGGTCATTGCCCCAAAGCAGGTTGTTGCTCAGTTGACGCTCCTCGTCTCTGATCAACATCGCGCGGGCGTATTCCTCATCCTGAACGGTGTACGCATAGATGGCGTTGCTGTTCAGGTAGCGATCCGCATAGATCCGCGCTGCACGGATCGTGATGTACTGCTGAGCGGCATGAGGAAGTTCATCCCAGCTCAGCCTGGTCACGATCCGATCCACGTACAGCGGTGACATGCCCGCTGTACCGAAGTCGTACTTCCGCTGCAGCTTGTCGTAGACACGGCTACCCCGTGCCACATACCGCATGTCGGGGTAGCGGGCTGGTGAGAACTGCACAGACAACGCGCTAGCTCCAATGGGGAACTCGTTGTTGGCATTCATCTGGAGCGGCACCTCGTGGTCCGTATTCCACGACCAGCCTTCGGCCTGCACATCACGCTCAATCTCCCCAAGCACTTTGCGGGCCAGGGCGCTGTCCGTGATCTCGTTGACGCTGATGTCGCTGAGGCGATCAATGGGCGCCTCCCCGATGACGGACAGCAGCGTGTTGATCGCCTCAAGCTCAGTCATCTCAGCTCACGCGCAGGAGAACGTCTTCGCCAGTGCCAGCAACGGTGGCGGTTACGCGGACCACATCACCAGCGCGGTAGCCAGTGCCTGCTGCATTGACAGCAGCAGAAGCCACAACACCGCCACTTGCAGTCAGGTTGACTGTGAGGCCAGTGCCGCTGCCACCCACCGTGGCAACGCCGGTCTTGTTCGTTGCACCGCTTGCGCCGTTGTTGATCACAGCCACAGCGCTGGCGGTTACTGCGGCACCAGGCACGCCGCCGTTTCCTTTCCAGCCACCAGGGCCAACGATGCCATTGACGCCAGTAACGCGATAAGCGTCGGCAGTCTTGGCGGAACCATCTGCGCGGGTGCCAGTGGCCAAGCCAGCGGCCAGGGTCACTACAGCTTGAGCGCCAAGCGGATTGATGCTCTGTTGATCTTGCCAGTTCCAACCAAGTGCAGTGACAGTGCTTGGTGGATTGATCGTGGTGATTGTCGTTGCCATGAAAAAAGGGGGCATCGCTGCCCCCATCCTGCCAATAACTTGACCGAACTCAACCGTTGTGGATTTCGACGACGGCTTCAGGGCGCAGTGGACCTGCACCGTATGCCATCTTCGACACCATCAACGTGGCTTGGTGAGTCACGGCGTAGTCATTGCCAGTCATCTGCATGGTCAGATCACGCAGCTTGACAACACCAACAGCACCCTTCTGGAAGGCGAGCATCTTGGTGGTGCTCATGTTCACAGAAGACAGCACGGTGTCCACACCGCCGAAGGTGTAGCCCTGCTCGCCGGTGGGTGCAGTGACGTTGCCTTGCTGGATGTGGTTGCTGCTCAGGATGGTGAAGCCAGCCAGACGAGAGATCTGACCAGAGGCATAACCACCGTTGGCGCCAGGCTGGTTGAAGTCACTGTTCACGGCCCGAGAAGACTGGATCAGTGTGTAATAAACATCGGGGCTGCACACAAGCACGCGGCCGTCAGCAGGGATGTCCTTTTGATCCAGAGCTTGAGCAGCAGCGAACACCGAAGCAACAAGATCATCCGGGGTAGGAGTGGCCTTGTTGATGTCGATGCGAGTGCCAACGCGATACGGATCGTCAGGAGACAGACCGGTAGGCAGGTTGGCAGTGAGGTCGCTGGTGCTGGTGCGAGCAGCCAGGGTCAGCACGCGAGCCAGACGCTTGTCGTAGCTCCGGGCCATGGCCCTGCCCAATTCGACCGAGTAGATCGAGCGAATGTCGTAGTGATTCTTGGCCTCGTCGAGGTCGAAGATCGAGGCATCTGCAATTAGCAGGTCGTCGATCTTGATGACCACTTCGTTCTGGGCCATGTTGCCCTGACCGGTCAGCATTTCACCGGGAGTCATGTAGCGACTGGTGAAACGGCCCGTCACGGGAAACTGTGCGCTCTTCCCGTTTTGGATGGTGCGGGTTTGCACCAGGCCATCGAAGATGCAGTTTCTCTCGAAACTGGTCAGAACTTCTCCTGAGAACACCTTGAGGAACAAGGCATTATCTTGAGCCCACGTGCCTGTGGTGTTGTTAATAGCACCAGGACGGGACAGTGTTGCGTTAGGTGCAGCCATGATGCGGCTCCAAGTTGATGAAAGGTGTGCGGTTGATTAACCACTGAGGCGTCTTGCCTTCACCAACGTCGCGTCTCTGGGGTATCGGCGCA